TAACCGACCACCGTTTGTCACTAGCGCTCGTTTAACACCACCATCACCAGCGCTTGACGCACCCTCAATCTGTATTGCCATCAGTCACCCCCAAAGTTGACCCTATTTCCACGTTAGCTATGATCTCTAATAAAAAAATAATCGCTTCTAGTTTGTTGTTTATATTTGCAAGCAACGACTCGTTTTCGTTTTCATGTTCTAAATTATCTGGCTCGAAGCTCATATTGCAAACCACTCATTATCGTCAATAAAATACTTAAATTTTATACACGTACCTTTACGTCTTAGCTCACCTGTAGATGACCCGTTTATTAGTCTTCCATTGCCTTTGAGTTGAATTAGTGACCCGTCCCCATTTCTTATAATCACCTCAGAATTAACCTCAGGGTAGGCCGGGAGGGTTATGGGGGCCCCATTTTTAGCGTTTATCCAATCCCAATTATTCGCAGTGTAACTAGTATTAGTAGAGACCGCGTTAAACACCCTAAACGGTGAATCAAAGTGGTAGTGTACCTCTTCAATATTTGTATGGTGGTTTAACTCAATATTTTCTTGTATGGGCTCGTCAATAATCCAGGGGTAAGTCTCTCTAGTCCCAGTTTCGGCTACTTCATCCGTAGCGCCGCCAGTCCTCTGTCTTAGCTGGTCTACCGTCCTAATGAGCCTTTCGAAAAACTCTCTATGATCCTTCCGAGCTAGGAAGTCTTTAGGAATAGGAACTAAAAGAGGGTCTACTATCACCAGCCCGCCTCCTTAAGATCTACCGAGGCCGAATGTATGGCGATGAAATTAGGGTCACTCACTCTGACTCTAAGAATAAGGTCATAAAAACCTTTCATGTTGTACCATTCTACCCTTCGGACACTCTCGCCCTCGCGTCCTATTTTAATCCAATCCTCGTTAGAAAATGACCGGCCTCCGTCAATAGAACATGAAACCATGATCTCGGGGTCTGGTTGGTCGCTATTTCCGACCCCTGTTTCCATCATAAATTCCGCCCGAGACATTAAGAGTCTTTTGCCGGGAGATCCTAAGCCTAAACCGTTAATAGGTGCCGAGTCCCTTTGACGGATAATCGTTGAACCATTAGATGTATAAGTTTCTGTGTCCCACTCATAAACATCCCCAGAGTCGTAGTCACAAATAAGATGTTTTCCGTAGGCGTACACGTACCCGCTCATAAGGTGTCTGGGTAGGTCCGGTGTAGTTCCTGTTGAAAGCCTTATCCACTCCCCGGTGGCCTCTGAGTATGCCAGGGTAAGACTTGAGGTCGGTAGTTGGACTATGTAGAAATGCTGCCCGTCTAGTTGGATTACATACCCTTGGGCATCTGAGGTTACCGCTTCCCTTAGTTCTTTACATATCGCACTCGGAGTAACACTTTCCGGCTGGTATGCACTGACTCTATAAACCGCGTTATCACTGCCCAGAAAGTAGAGGTACTCGTCTGAATTAGCCATTGAGAATGGACTGGCCACGCCGACTTCGGTGGTACTTTGTTGGATTCTATCAAAAGGTGGTGACCCTTCCCCAGAGTTGTACCAAATCTCTAGGGATGTTTCGCCGCCAATATAAACCCGCTCGTTAAAAGCGTAAATCTGAACAATGTCGTCTGGGTAGCTCTCAGCGGTGGCGTAGTTTAGTCCATCGATACTAGTAGGATCACCGGCATCGGAAACCCCGAATCTTTGGTCAGTGCCTTGGTAGATAAACTGGTTATTAATGTAACAAAGTGTTTGAGCGTTCTCGAGGTCTGAATCCGTTATCTCTATAACTGAAGTTGTATATAAATAGGTCTTAGATCCATTTCTTATTACTAAATTAGTGCCGTCTGTAGCAAGTGAGCACCTACCAGTTCCAGGTATAGTTCCCTTACTGGTCCTTGTACCGTTTGAGTCTATTTCTATGAGGTCTTGATCTACGATTAAATGTAAAAGGTCATTGTGTAGAATCATGCCTCGAGTCGTACCAGCGGGACCGGCAGAGAACATCTTTTCCCCTGGCCAAGGGAGCAAGGCTGTAGGTGTCCTGCCACTCTGGTGGGCGTCCACATAAAGATTCACCGAAGACTGAGAAGACCAAAGCCTGGATCTTGAATTGTTCTCACCACCTACAAAATTAACTGGAATAGTTTTCAAGGTGTCGGTCCTTCACTCTTTTGGCTCGGTGCGGCCCCGTATCGGCCTCTATTTTCTTGTTTTTGTGCGTCTATAAGCTTCTGTTCGAATAGACCATCATAGTAACCCGCTGTATTTTCATCTCTAGCCCATCTATGGAGCTCTGAGAGGCTCCCATACAAGTATAACTCAGGATAGTTAGTTAGTACGTCATTAGTAGTGTTAGAGGTCGTCAAAGGGGTTAAAGTCCGGTAGTAGCTCATTTCTAAGGTATAACCGGAGTCAGGAACGCGGTCGAACTCTATTTGTGATGTAATAGTGTAGTATTTGGGCCTCCCCGAAGCGTTCGAAACAGTCATTGCTTCTGGTGCTTTGTAGTGGATCTCAAAGTTAGTATTACCCGTTATGGTTAGGCGTCTCATTTGCAGAAACCCATCAGGCAAAGCTAGGAATCTGTCAGAAGTCGGAGCCGTTGCCGTAGATCTCAACTCATTAGTTCTTAACTTTAACCGTGTATCAATACGGCTCTCCGCTATGTCTATAAAATCATCTATTACCCCGGAAATATCATTTCTATGCGAGAAATTCTCTATAGCTGCTTTTAGATTAGCGTAACTGTCTAACATCTCTTAACCACCACGTAAAACCCGCCAGGGGCGTGTGAAAATGAATGTATATCGAACCGTTCCCAAATCTTAGGAAGCCACCACCTAAAATCTTCTTGTATTAAGTGCGCGTTTCTACCGTCTGAAAGAGTCTTAACCGCTGGGCCTGTGTGAATGGTGAATAGCCCATGGCTAAGAGTGAGCTCCTTTAGGTCATCCAGAACATTGTCTAGTAACTCTGGCTCAATGTGCTCTAAAACGTCAATACATGTTACAAAATGTCTAGGGCTCGGACGTTCGGAAAACTCTTCCCGCCCTGGGTCGTACATTTCCAGAATCATCTCGTGCTCTGGCTGGATGTTTTGAGCTAATCGACCCTTACCACAACCATAATCTAGCATGTCGCTTGGTTTTAACTTGTTTATAAGCGTAGTCACTAAAGGGGCGTAACTTACCGAAGCCACCCCGTAATTAGGATTTTCGTGTAGTTTCTCTTGCTCCCTCCGATATTCCTCGCTAATCAGCATGTAACATTCTCTCCATTTCTTGGAACCACTCCTTAGACCACTCCTGATTTTCGTACCCTTTAAAACACGGAGTCCCTAGTGTGTAATGTATTATCCTTGCCCCTGGGTGCTCTGGGTACTCTCCGACAAGATGGTTATATGATCTGGGAATCTCTCCAACCCTTTCCGCCCACTCAAACTGATGTAGGTATTTACCGGAGGCCGTGTTAACTACCTCGGGGGTTAGTCTTCTTACGGGTTGTCTCCAATTGTTGAAAACCATAAGACTTGACCAGTTCTTTTTTGGGTATGCGTGTTGTTTATTTCCTAGGAACTTGCCCGAATCCTTTGGGATGTAGTCATGTTTAACTACTGCTACATCATTGAATCCCACATAATCCAAAAGTTCGTAAATATCACACCGGACCAACATGTCGCAGTCCATAAAAACACTATGACCCTTATAACCTGAAAGGTAGGGCGTTAGGAATCGCGAAAAGCTAAACTCTGTGGAACCGTCTTCCATCCCCCGAGTAAATTCGGGGATATTTCTTCTGTTTATCGGGATAAACTCAACAGGCCCCGACGAATGCCTCATTATACTGTTGGTAAGAACGTGGTATGCTACTGCTTCCCTTTTGTCGAACCCTATACATATCCTCATTAATTTCCCCCGCTAATTTTCTTACGTTTTCCTTAAAGTTCCCCCTGTGTAGTTTAACACTCTTATACCATGGGAATGTATCGCCTGTATTATGGTATCTATACCCGCAATACTCAGGGACAAGAACGTCACAAGGCACGCCAAGAGCCCCAGCGAAGTAAACAACAGTAGTGCAAACAGTGACAACCCGGTCCAGGTTAGCAATGATCGCCAGAAGTTCCTCAAGGTCGGAGCCCTTTTTAACCCCTCTCGCCCAATACTTAATTCCATTTTCTTTTAACTCGTCCTCGTCTACTTTTTTGTAATCAAGGTTAATTAGGTTATTACCGAATAAGGGTGAGAATGTGTCTAAATTGGTGCTTCTGTACTTCTCCCTAGTCTCCTTCCCGCCCCCGAACATCGAGAACCCTATTCTCGGACCCTCTCCCATG